ATTTTTCCATTTTTCGTTTTGAAAAAAATATGATGTAATTGCTCATAAAACGTCTTATTTTGCGTGTTTAGTTCTCTTCCTTGTCACTATCCTAGAAATTATCTAAAACGCAATACAAGCCATTCTGTGAGCTTATAGATGCATTATATAGCAAGACGTACTTCATCAACAACCAAACAAAAAACCACTCTTGATTGAGTGGAGTGTAAATGAAGAGATACCTCACTTTCTATTTAATTAAATTTTGTTCGTTTATAGTTTCGATTGCTTTTTTAACTTGTTCAGGTTTACCAGTTATAACTAACTTTATTTCATCTTTATGTTCAGCGTGTTTTTTACCTACTTTAAGCAAGTACCAACTGTACAAGATGAAAGATATAATATAAATAACGTATACTGTTTTTACACCTCCTTATTTTAATTCGTCAAGTTTATCAAGTTCTTTATGCATAGTGTTATAYTCTTCTTTGCTTATTTTATTTTCATCTAGCAATTTTTTTAAATCTTCATTAATCACTTCACGTGCTTCAATTCGTTCAGGTTTAGAATAATAGAAAGTTCTGAAAGCGTAAAACCCTAACATTTCATTTTCTCGTTCTTGTAGTTCCATTTTTACGCCTCTTTCATTTCTTCAATTGTTTCCTCTACTGTTCTATGCAAGTCATAGTAGAAAACACCAGTATAATGTTCTTCTTCTTCTTTAGTCCAATTTTCATAATCAGTATCTTCCATGATTTCGCTGACCATTTCAGAATGTTCATTTATGTTTGTCACAAGAATTTCAATAGCTTTTACAGACGCTTTATGCCATCTTGCTGTAAATTCGTACGCTTTAGCAATTTCTTGAAGCATACTGAACAAGTCCATATATTGAGCTTTAGCATAAGCAGGTACTTTACTTTCATCTGTTGGAAAATGTTCGTCTACTTTTTCATCATGTAATTTCAAAGTGTCGTTAAGTAGTTCGATTTGATCTTTTAATTTCATTTTTTTATTCCTCTTTCTTTCTTACGCTTGCATTCCAGTTAATTTGTTTAAGTATTTCGTTTTACGGTCAATGTGATACTCTAGATTGTTACCCCAGCGTGTTTGTAATGAAAGTTTTAAACATTCAATAATATAGCTTTTAAGTGTTCCATTAGTGTTTACATCTTCTAAAGTATAGAAGTATTTTCCTTGTGTTCCCTCACTTGCGTTGTATTCATTAAGTTCAAAGATTTCATTCTCTGCAAAGGCTTCGAGCTCTTCTTTTTTTAAGTTATTGAAGCCACTTGAAAAGCGGATAAAGTTCAATGTGTTATCATTAATCATAATAGTTACCTCTTAATTTTATAATATTTGTGTTATCTGTGATTGTATTGGCATAGATATAATGCTCATCGCTCAAGAGTTGCACAGCCTTGTATAAGCTGTTTTCTGTTTCTTCGGTACAAATTACCATGAGTTCTACTTCAAGCGTTCTAAACGATTGATAAATGGCTGAATTGTTGCTTACTTGACTAACAATAGGGTGTATTTCAGCAAACATCACGCCCATTGGTTCTCTTTCATAGTCTAAACTGACTGTGAAGCCTAATTCTTCTAAGAACTCTTTAATATCTATTTTTTTGTTTTGTAAGTTAATCATTTTACCCCTCTTTATAAGTACTTAACAACCATTTAACACGATTAAAGAACCATTCTTCTCGTCCACTAATACCAAAATATTCAAAGTTTTGTACATTTTGTTTTTTAATAAAGTGAAATAGTTTCGTTTCATCAAAACAAATTATAGAAGTATCGTTGATAAATTCAAACATTTCAACGATTTTATCAACTAAATTTGCTTTTTCGGCGAACTTTTCAGCCTTACGAACTTTAGGAGTATCAACGTTTTCATTACGTACCAAACGCAAGAAATAACATTGTTCAGGTAGCATATTTAACTTTCCTAGCGTGTTAATAATAATTATGTCAGCAATTTCACGGTTAATTGCTTCGTCTTTTTCGAGGTTTAGACCGTATTTTTTGTTTGTATTGCGTTGATAATTATTGATGTGTTGTTTTACTTCTAATAAATCGTGGATAGTGTTCAAAGTGATAATAGGCATATTTTTAAGTGCATTTAACGTTTCTTTAGAGATTTTCATAGTTTGTATGTATTCCTTTCAATTAATTCCATTAAGTTAGTAAAGTCAATAGCGAACAGAGGAGGAACAAGTTCTCTAACAAGTTCCTTTGCTTCCTCTACTCGTCCTTGTAGACTTAATTTGTCTACTTCATCTAGTATCATTTCATAATCATATCCCATTGGCTGAACTCCTTAGAACGGCAATTGGTCATCAGGAATATCAGCAGTAGGATCACCACCAAATAAGTCAACCGTATTTGGAGCCATTCCTCCATGTGGGTCATCATATACGTTACCACCATTATCACGGTTTAAGTTAAATTCTGGGGTTACTTTAGCGTATGAAGCGTTATAATAAGTTTTGTCGCCTTTTGTTTCGGCTTTGATTTGGTCAATAAATACAGTTACGATGTCGCCATAATTTACGCTATCAGGTAACCAAATACCGCCAATGTAATGGTCAAATGGGTATGCTTTGAATGATAGAACTTTTTTAGTTCCGTTTGATGTTTCAACTTGTTTTGTGTTAATTTCGTTTACTTTTAAAGTTTCAATAATTTTCATTTTTTTATTTTCCTCTCTTTATTTGATAGTTTAATTATAACTTATTTACTTCATCTTGTCAAGCGTTAAGCATTCATATTTACTTTTCCTTGTTTGCAAAGTTCATTGGCTTGGTCGCTTGAGATTTCTTTATTTGCTACTTTCTTCTTTAAGTCGCTCAAATTGTATTGATAGTTTGGTTTTGGTCGTGATTTCATCTGTGTAGCATTATTTGGACCTTTATTTGTACTATCGGCGTCTTTGGTATCGTCTAATTTCAACGCTTGACCGTAGGCATATTTACTTGCGTATGATTGACTAGCACCAGTTGCTTGCGCTTTATCCATACCTTTCTTATTGATGTCAATAACTGCCCAACCGTCACCGCTTGCGATGTCATTAGGGTTATCAGGGTCAAAGATGTCAATATGAACGTGCAACATCAGCTCGTTGTTCATTTCTAACATTTCAGTTGTCGCTTTTTCCATAAGACCGAACTGTAATAACAAAGGCTTCAAAGCCGTTTGAATATCCTCGTTATTTCTGAAATTGTACTTTCCAAAGCTGTTATATTGGCTTTTTGGTACTTTAATTTCATTGATTAATTTTAGAACTTTGCTTTCCATTATAGGCTAACTCCTTTATTAATATGTTTTTTGTACATTTTCCACAACCATTTAAAGAACCCTCTGATGTATCTTCCAAGTTCTTCGGCTACATTTTCAACGGCTTTAAACACAAGCCAAATAAATATAATTGTTAATAATAAAGTCAACATTTTTTTATTCCTCCGATGTATTCATGTATTTGTTTTAATTGTTCTTTGCTATCTTTTTGCGTGTATTTTCCTTTCCTGCCTGTTTTTGTTTTCTTTTCAGGAGGTGGAAAACCATTTGCGTTGAAATACTGCCTAGCGTACTCAAAGAACGTTAGTGTATTAGTGTAATTATGTTCCCCTAACATTTTATGATATTCTAGGCTAGTTTCACGCCATTTATTGAAGTCGCTCCAATTCAGAATCATAATTTACCTCTTTAATAAACCAACCACTACCATTTAAAGGTTTGTCTTTATTCAGCCATAATTTTAAATAACTTTCTGTAACGCCGAAGTGTTTCGCCATATCTTTAAAAGTTTTAAACCATAAAAATTTATGATGATTTAAAGCACAATATTTATACACGTTTCACTTCCTCTCTCTTTCTAATTTCTTCAAGTTCCGCCTTTCTTCCTTTGAACTCCTCAAAGATTGATTTTTGAAGTGCTACCCAATCTTCCGCCTCCTCTTGTGTAAAGCCCATTTTGACAGCCATATTTATGTAGTCAACATATTTATCCATATCTTTTTCATACGGTTCATCAGGCTTTTTACCAGCCCTTACAATGTACTTCAAAGCGTTTGTTAAAGCAAAACCTTGACCAGTTGTGAAGTTATATTGCCAGAATTTCAAGTCCCATTCAGAACCCCAAATCAAAAACTCCTCTAATTGAATACCGTACTTATTTGCATAATAATCTTGCGCCATTATTTTTTAACCTCTTTCTTAACTTTATGACTTAATTATACCGAATTCACTTAACTTTGTCAATTACAGTTATATTTCATTTCAATATAATCTTTGTAACATTCTTCTGAACAAAAGACTTTTTTGGCATTGCATTGTTTGCCACACATTTGACACTCCCCACCCTCTAGGATAAAGTGAACGTTTTGTAATGCCCATTCATCACACCAAAATTCTAGAGTATTGTTTGCTTGTTGTTCTTCCATGCCTAGGTTGTCAACCATATATTTGAAGCATAAGGACAATTTAGCCTCAAACTTGCTTAAATGTTCTTGCATGAACTCATACACTTCTGTTACATCAGCATTTGACTTTTTGAATTCTTCCAACTGTTCTAGGTCCGTCAATCGTGGCGGGTATTCTCTTGTTGTTCCGTCGTCATAATGATAAACCACTTTCTCAATTGCCATTATTTAATACCTCTTTCTTTGATTTTGTTTGCTACTACTTTGTAATACATTCTTGTTTCATTGATGAACATCTCGTCAACTTTACCTTCTTTTTGGCGTTTCCCTTTTTGTTCTAAGTCGTCTAATAACTTAACAAGCCCTTTTGCTGTGAACTTTTCAATGAAGCGTTCCATTTCTTCTTTCTTGTCTGCTTTAACGCCTGTTAAACGCTCATAGAGAACGACTAAGACATCTAGCATAGAAATATCCTCCATTTGTTTATAATAGCTATAAACGCTATTTAAAAGCCCCATAAGCATATCTTTTTCAATATCTGTTACTGGTTCTTTTTGTTGAAGTCTTACTGCTATTTTATTAAGTGTTTCAAGTGCTACTTTCATTTTTTTGTTTCCCTCTCTTAACTTGATGACTTAATTGTACAAAAGAAAAACCACAATGTCAAATACAAAGCGGTTAATCGTTTGTTATATTTACTTTTCCTTGTTGTTGCAATGATGTTAAAAGACTTTCAGCGTCCTTTGTTGTTTCTTCGTATTCTTCGCCCTCTTTTTGTTCCTCCTCTAGTATCTCTTTAGGTTTGTTGCCTGTTGGGTCTATGATTTGGAATTGGTCAGCTACATAACCAAGACACACTTCTTTGTCATAAGCATAATTACGCGCCTCAACAGTCAAGATTGAATACTTGCTATTCTTTCCCATTTTAGGACTTAGACACAAACAGAACTCAAACCATGCACCAATTGCTGAACTACCTAAAG